GAGTATGATACATATGCTTAGAATCTTTCTTCGTCAGAAGATTGATCTTGATACGACGAAACTTATCGAAGTCTCCAAGTTGCTCAGAGAAATTCTCTGCGACATAATTCCAGAGAGGTTCTGCAACGATGTCCCAAGCGTGTTGAGAAGTAATCTCACCGTGATTGTTAACCACGGTATGTTGAAACTGGGGATCCTCGCCAGACAGTTCATCAGGGATACTGTCATTGAAGCGAGGATCATATCCAGTTGTCTCAGTAATCATATACCAAGGCCAGTATGGACTGTTCAACAATCTTGCCTTGATCGGTTCAGAGACCGATTCAGGAACATTACCAATAAACATAATCAGAGTTGGAAACCAGCAAACGTATCTTTCTGAACATCCTGCTTAATAGCACCCACCACATAAGACTCGATCTCAGTTTCCTGAGGAGCATTCTGTTGACCCTTAGAGTTCAACCAGTGCTCAGTCCAAGGAAGTGGATTGTTCTTGGCAGGAATATCATAGATGGGTTTCAAACCAATTGCCTTCATTCGACGATTGGCAATCCACTCAACATATTGTCCAAGAAGTTTGGCATTCAAACCAATCATAGAACCACTGGTAAACAGATACTCTGCCCACTCCTTCTCCTCATCAACAGTGCGACGGAACATCTCAATGACGTTACCTTCTTCTTCTTTAATGATGTCCATCATATCAGGATCATCACCAGCATTCCACTTATTGATAATGTTCTGAGTCAACACGAGATGCTGAGACTCATCACGTGCAATCAAGGAAATGATCTTTGCGGATCCTTCCATCATTTTCAGTTCACCAAAACCAAAGGAACAAGCAAACGAAACATAGAAGCGAATACCCTCAAGGATATTCACATTAACAACTGCACGATACAGTTTACGTTTCAGTTCTTTCTGCTCCCAAGTCTTTGAAGGAGATCCGTTCCAATCAGACTGCCACATATTACCAGTGTCCCACTGATGAGCAGTGTTGATGAAATCATCATACGCTTCAGTCACAGACTTAGCACGATTCAGAATCTTTTCATCATCCAGGATAGTGTCAAACACTTCACTGGGATCAGAGTAGACATTCTTAATGATGTATGTGTAGGACTTGCTATGGATCATCTCCATAAACTCCCACGCAATCATAGCAGACTCAAGTTCGGGCAGTGAACAGTATGGGATAAAAGCCATACCAGGACCCCGCCCTTGAACAGAATCGAGGAGGATTTGATAGCGCAGATTGGATGTAAAGATGTGTTTTTGTGCAGCAGTCAGTGTCTGAAAATCTGCTCGATCTTTCTGGAGGGAGACCTCTTCAGGTCTCCAGAAGTATCCCAATTGCTGAGTAGTGAGTTTCTCAAACACAGGATACTTCGCCCCATCATACCTCTGGACTCCCAGAGGTTGACCGAAAAACATTGGTTGTTTCTTGGTATCGTGAGCATTCTGATTGAAGACGGTCATACCTTCAATCTGCTTACGCTCTACACCTGTTCTAAACTTTGCAACTGTCACAGTCGTCGTCTGCCTCCAAGAGTTCGTTTACAAGATTATCAATATCAATGACCTGACGGATGTTTTCTTCCACGTCAGAATCCTTTTTATTATCATAAGTGTTTTGATAATAGGAAGTCTTCCAACCATACTTGTAAGTATTCAGAAGATCACCTGCCATCACAGAGGATGGAACCTCACCATTTTCATAATTCTCTGGATTATAACTCCAGTTGCCGCTGATTGCCTGATCAAAGAACTTTTGCATCACTGCAACAATTTTAACATATCCTTCGTTAGAAGGCATATCCCACAACAAAGTGTATTTGTTCTTGAGATGAGGATAACCAGGAACGATTTGCTTCAAGGGTCCCTTTTTCGACTTCTTAACGGACAAGTAGTCGCGAGGTGGTTCGATTCCATTGGTTGCATTTGACACAACGGAACTGCTCTCCGAAGGCATTTGTGCGGACAGTGTGCTGTGTCGTAGACCATACTGCTGAATAGACGCCCGTAAAGAATCCCAATCATAAAAATATGCAGGTGCTACAATCTCATCAACTTCCTTCTTATATGTATCGATGGGGAGAATGCCATCGGCATATTTGGTACGATCAAATGCAGCGCAGGCACCCTTCTCGATAGCAAGTTGATTAGATGCTTTAAGAAGATTGAATTGGAATGCTTCAGATAGTTTATGCACTTCAGTGTGAGCATATGCATCATCATACTTTGCACCAATCTTAGCAAGGTAGTGTGCCAAACCAATGTATCCAATGCCCAGAGAACGCCTTGCAAGGGTGCTACGACGTGCTGCAGCGACGGGATACTCCTGATAATCGATCAGTTCTTCCAGACCCCTTACAGCGAGATCACAAAGTTCTTCCATCTCATTAAGAGAACGGATCTTACCAACGTTGATGGCAGACAGAATACACAGAGCAATCTCACCTGCCTCATCATCGATGTGGTCGATAGGATCTGTGGGGAGAGTGATCTCCTGACACAGGTTGGACATATAAACCTTGTCCTTGAAGGAGGAGTGGGAGTTGCAGTGGTCGATATTCATAATGTAAATACGACCAGTCTCAGCACGTTCCTTCAGAAGATCGAGGATCAGTTCCTGGGCACCGATTGTCTTACGGGGAATGGATTGATCTTCCTCGTATCTGGTGTATAGACCATCAAACTCAGGAGTGCCAAAAGCAGCATATAGACCAGGAACGTCGTGAGGAGAGAAAAGGGTGATGTTCTCATTGCGAATGAACCGTTCGTAGAACAGTTTAGAGAGTTGAATGGAATAGTCAAGTTTCCGAACTCGGTTATCTTCGGTACCTTTATTGTTCTTAAGAACAATAATATCTTCTATCTCTTGGTGCCAGATAGGAAAGTGAACTGTAGCAGAACCACCTCGGATACCGTTTTGTGTGCAGCATCGTACAGTTGCTTCAAACTTTTTAAGGAAGGGGACCACACCTGTGTGTTGTACCTCTCCGCCTCTGATCTTGCTGTTGATGCCACGGATTCTGCCTGCGTTAATACCGATCCCAGCCCTTTGTGCGACGTATTTACCAATAGCCATATCAGAGCTAAAGATACCATCGAGGGTGTCATCAACATCAACGAGAACACAAGATGCAAATTGGCGCAATGGTGTTCGGACTCCTGCCAGAACTGGTGTCGGCAAGTTGATTTTTCCTTTGGAGGTTGCTGCGTAGTACCGCTGGACATAATCGAGACGTGTCTGCTTAGGATAGTCTTGGAACAGTGTGGCAGCAACCATAATGTACATATACTGCGGTGTCTCATATAGACGCCCGCTGCTGCGATCCTGTACCAGATACTTGTCTACGATCTGACGAAGACCTGCATAGGTGAATCCCATACAGCGATCGTGATCAATGAAACTGTCCAGGACTTGCCACTCCTGATCAGAATATTTAGAGAGAATAGACTCATCGTAAACGCCAACGTTTACACAATTCTCAACGTGTTGTTTTAGTGGAAGATACCCAGAGGTATTCCATTCAGGAAACACTTGCTTACGAACACTAAACAGAAGAAGACGTGCTGCAACATACTGATAGTTCGGAGTTTCAAGACTGATCAAATCACTTGCAGACTTGATCAAGATGTCTTGAATTTCCGAAGACTTAATGCCATCAAAAAACTGCAGGTTGGCATTCATTTCCACTTGAGATTCACTTACACCTGCGAGTCCATCACAGGCAAACTCAACCATCTGATGCATCTTATCGAGGTCGAGAGGTTCGGTAGTGCCGTTCCTTTTAATAACATTCATACCTTCTTCCATTGAGTAAACTTGAGTTTTGCTTCTAAACCTTGATAGACATTAGATTCTACCAGAGATTGAACGTCGTGTCCAGCGAGGAACATATCATTCAAATCTTTTTGATTGACATCTTTTGGAAAGATGACTACTTGATCACCGCTGTCGATTGACTTGGCGATTCTTTCAACAATTTGTGGGTTTCGTGGTTCGTTATCATAGACCCACACACGATTGCTAATCCCCCAACTACCAAGATGAACATCACTTCCACACATAGCAATCGCATTGCGAAGGAAGAGACTATCGAAGGGACCTTCTGTAATGAAGGTTCTACTGTCGCGGTCCAGTCGGTCGAGACCGAAGAGTTTGGGTTTAGTTTCATCGAAAATAATAGTAATGTACCTGAGTTTGGAATGTGGGGATAATGCTCTTCCCTGTACACCAAACCACTTTCCGTCAAAATCACAGAGAGGAATTATGATCCTGGGTTGGTCGTTCTGTAGATTTTCAAACGTCTGCTTTTGAGAGTTAATATAACGTTTGAACTTTTCTGTATAGTAAATTCTATCAAACGCTTCGCTAGGGATTTGACGTTTTTCAAGGTAGTCTCTTGCTGGATGTCCATTATTTAGAGAGGAAATTGATGGGAGGTTAGTACCAGTATTAAACTTTGGTTTGCTCTGATACTTTTTGAAGTCTGGTGTTGGAACTCTGGTTCGTTTACCGACCATTCCATCCCTATATCTTTCCATCACATACTGATCGTGAAGGTCGCGAGCATTATCCTTAAGAAAATTACTCAGCGTTCTCCCCACTCCACAGTTATGACACTTGAAGATGAGGTCATTCTTCATAGAGAAAAGATAACCCCTTGCTTTGGACTTCTGCTTCTGAGAGTCACCGCAATAGGGGCATCTAAAGTTATAAAGATTTGACTTTTTTTCTTTGAACAAGTCGAGACGACCACCAACCAGGCGAGCGTACTTGACATCAACGTAACTCATCCTGGTCTGACGATCTCAACTCCTGTCATTGTACTTGTCTTAACGTCAGGTGTCAACATATTTCCAAAGATGTCAGGCGCTTTGAGGATCGTCACAGCAGCGATGCCTAGACCCACAGCAATCCATCTAAACTTATAGAGATCATCAATCTTCTTTTCCATTTCACTAAATCTCTCAGTGAAACGCTCAAACATTTTCTCATCATACTTCTGATGATCATTGATCATCTTGATGATTGCCTGGTTTGCTTTGTCACCTTCGTCGAGTCTGTTCTCGTGACGCTCCAAAATTACAGCAACCTTGTTACTGTTCTCTGAGATGGTGCCAACTGCTCGCTCAAGTTTGTCGAGCATTTCTTTTGATAGGTCTTCATAAATATCGAGTTTGGATTCAAGGACCGCAAGTTTCTGCAGACCAAATGCCATCTCAACCTCCGCAAACCTGATTTACACCATCATCAGATTTACGACACTTGAACTTCCTCTTTTTGGGTGTGCCACCCTTACCACGAAGTCTAGTTGTACCACCCAAGGGTTGATCGAGTCCTGCTGTAGGACCATCTGCATCAGCTTCAGAACTAAATCCAGCAGCACTACCAGTGCTACCTGTGGACATAGTGGGTGCATCTTCTTTCAGACCCAACTTACGCTTGAGTTTGTCTCGCAGACCTTCTTTCTTTTTCGGTGCAGCGGTACCACCCTTCTGACGCTTGGCATAATCCATATAGGACTCACCCTTACGCAGTTTCTTAGGATCTTCCTTGGGTTTAGCAGCATCAGCACGATCTTCACGAGCACGCTGGTTAGCACCAGGACCACCCAGTTTGCGATCCTTCTCAGGATCGGGATGCCAGTAGTCACCACGCTCAACGATGGTCTCTTCTGTGTACTCAGAACGATACTTACCACCAGTTGCCTTGTGAGTATCAGCAAGTTCTGCTGCTCTTGCATCAGCATACTTCTTGCTCTTCACAGGTTTGCCGATCTTCTTCTCCTTCTTACCATCAGTAGAACCATAGACCTGATAGGGCATCTCTTCGAGATGCTCTACCTCAGACTCTACAAACTGAGAGAATGATATGGATTCGCCCATTGCCTTCTGCTTACGCAGTTTCTTAGGATTCTTCGTCTTATCTGCTGAGTAGTTGCTATCTTCACCCTCAGGGTCCATAGCACTACGCTTTCTTGTGCTTCTTTCTTCATCATCCATCTTTGCACGACCACTCTTTGCTTCATCGGGAGAATAGGTCCTACCACTGTTGTACCATTCTTTACCAACGTGTCCTCTCTTCTTGGCATCGGCAGAGGCTTCTCTACGCTTCAGTTTTCTACGATTTGCTTTGAAATCTTTGAGAGACATACCCTCTTCAATTTCAACCTCTTCCTTCTTCATAGGAAGATTCTTCTCTTTAGTCTTGGCAAATTCTCTCACTGCTTTGGAACCCATATCCTTAGCAGCACTGGCAATCTCAGGTGATGGTGCGTCCATCTCGCCCTTTTGGACGGCACGTACCATACCCATAAATCTTCTTTGTTTTACAGACTTAGCAGGCATCAGATGTTACTCAACTGTTTACTTATATGTGGATCAATTTCAACATAATCTAAAGTTCCACAACCACTTTCAGGATACCTATTGATATAAACCAGATAGGTTTTTAGAATATCCCAGTATTGCTTTTCTAACTTAAAAACAAGCAGTGGAATCGCTGCATCACCAAATACATTAAAAAGAACGATTAGATGATTCAGTATAAGGTGATTACGCAACACCCCAGTCTTGATATATCTTCCAAAAAGGCGCTTCAAATATTTGAAGCGCATCATATCTTCTAAGAAGTCATCATATGTCACAGACTGGGGGTTGTCGTAATGCTTCATTGCGAACATCATAAAGTTGTCCGCATTGAGATTACTAAAATTCATAATATATTAGCAAGTTATCAGGTTCCGAAGGTCAGAACTGCGCTGTCGGAGATAACTTCTTCTGCACCAGCAGTGCTTGTCAGTTTCACACGATACTTGTAACCGTCTTCGGATGCGGTCAGACCAGTCAGTGCCAGGGATGCACTGGTTGCACCACTGATGTTGCTCCAGCGGGTACCAGTTGCAGTTTGACGCTGCCACTGATAGACCACGGTACCAGCGTCTGCACTTGCGGTAACCGAGAAGGTTGCTGCACCAGATGCAGATGTCTGTGCTGTGGGTTGTGCACTGATGGTGATTGCCGATGCAACGTCTGCTGCGATGGTGTCGTCAGACAGAGTTTCGTTAGCATTGGTGTCAGGATTGCTGAGTACCATCAGGTGCTCTGCCTTGTGACGTGTCTTGCCAGATGCATCAGTATAGGTTCTGTATGCCCACCATCCAGGTGAGGTGAGACCACGCTCTTTGTTCTCGCTCAGACCTGCTTCGGTCGCGTCAACGAAAACGATTGTCTCGGTAGCGGACCCAGCACCGTTACCACGGGTGAGACCTACTTGAGTTTGATTTGCTGCTGCGTCAGTTCTCCCGTAAAGAGACATTTTTTCTTACTCCGATAAGTAGTTGCCTATTACTTATTTATAAAATTGAAAAGAGGGACCATTAAAGGTCCCCCAATATTAAGATCACGCTTCTTGACGTGCCTTGATTGCTTTGGTCACAACTTCGAGAAGTTGATCATCCATATCGGTCTTGGTCAGCTTAACCGCTTTACCCAAGATAACAAGACAGATCTCAACCAACTTTTCACCGAGTTCTTCGTTTTCTGGAATCTTGTTAACTGCATCGGAAATTACCTTAGATGCGAGAGGAAGTAAAAAAGAAAGCATTATCTTATCCTATAAAGGGTGGCATCCCTATATAGGCTCAATCGAAGCGAGAAGTGTGTTTTGCCATTGCAGCATCGTCACGCTTTTGCTTAGCAGTCTTACCATACTTGCGAAGACGATCGCTGTATGTTTGAACCTGACGATTGTGTCTTTCGGAAGATGTTTCTTTAGCACCCTTTTCTTTCTTACCAGTACGCTTGGCACCAGGGAAATCTTTTTTATGTGCTTTATACTCAGGTGTCTTGGTTATGTCAAGTTTCTTGCCAGTCTTTTTCTCGTGTGCATCGAGAACTTCCTGACGTTTCTTGACTTTCCCCAACGACTTTTGAGCATCTTCTGCTCTACCTTCTTGGAGGTTATTGAATTCAGAGAAACTATACATCAGTGGTTGTGCGATTCTGCTAGGACGATTTCAAGTTCTTCAACAGAGACGTTCTCGTGAAGAATGTCATTATCGTCGATGATGTCATAATGGGTAACAAAATGAGTGTTACCTTCAGCATCAGGTTCTGCCATTTCCTCAAGGGTATGTGCCTCGGGGATGGTCTTGCAAATACCAAACTCAGCGTGCTCCACATAGGATGCACAGATATGAGTCTTCTTGCCCATCGCCTTAGCAACTGTCTTGCGACGGTTCAGCAGATACTTATCGGACTTATCGTGGTCACCGTCATTGTCGATGTCCTTGTCCTCTTTCCCTACGGGATCAAGTTTTTTCTTTGCTGCCTCTTTGAGTTGACCCACTTCAAGTCTGAGCAGATCGCGAATAGATTCCTTCATTAGATCTTCCTTCTTAGGGTTGATTATAATTTTAGTTTTGCCCATCACTTATTGAAGTTGGGGAACGCTTTTTTGAAGACTTCCGAAGCTTCCTTATGCTTACCTTGCTTTGTAAGTTCTTTGGACTTAGCAAGTGCTGCAGACTTTGCTTCTTGTTCGGGTGTCTTTCCTTCGTTCATACCAAGGCGATCTCTCCAGGAAATACCTTCGGGATTACGAAGTGTGGTCTTGTCGTGATCCACAGTCTCCTGCATAGCAAGAATACGACGGATGCGGTCTGTGCGAGATTCCATAGAGTTTTGTTCTCCGAGTTTTCTAGCGAGTTTGTCTGAACCTTTCGCGACGACACGAGCAGTCTTACCGACCACTTTTTTCAGACCCCTACCCACTGCACCTGCGGCACGACGAAGGAGAGACTTCTTCTTGGTACCACCTTCACTGGAGGAAGAACCCCCAGAAGAAGATCCACCACTAGAAGAAGAACCGCTAGAAGATGAACCGCTGCTGTTGCTAGAACCAGAAGAACTAGAACCACCGCTAGAAGAGCTAGAACCAGAAGAACTGGAACTAGAAGAACCTCTAACAGACTTCAGCAGACTATCAAGTTTACCACCTGTACCATCCTTACCCTCAGGTTTTTTCGCTGCGGGTTTGGATTCACTAGAACTACTGGAACTCTTGGGTTTACTCAGTTCTGTACGCTTCGCTTTGATACGTGCAGCCTGATAAGTACCCACGGCGTGACCTGCTGCCTTAGCACCAGTCTCAATCGCCTTCTTACCAGCAGACTTCACTGCAGACTTAGCACTAGATGCTGCCTTACCAGCAGACTCTTTTGCCTTACCTGCTGCTTCCTTTGCCTTGCCAGCAACTTCGCCAGCTTTAGACTTGAGAGCAGAACCAACACGACCTGCTGCTTTCTTCACACGCTCAACACGTGCACGACGAACTGCTGCCTTAACTTCAGGTTTAGCAGCGTTCGACTTAGAAGTAGCAACCGCATCAGCATAGCGATCTTCAGTCAGCAACTCCAGACCTTCAAAAGATGCAACTGCTTCCTGAAGCAGTTCCTCATCTCCTAGATCCACAAGTGCTTCAATGATCACATCTTCCAGATCCTCATCTGTGAAGAACTCAAAATCTTCAGCGAGTTCGTCAACCAGATCCCAGATCCATTCTTCGTTTGCAGGCACACAGTTAGGAACTTCTTTGCCGTCCTTCATCTTGGTACCCTTGGCAACATAACCATCCCAGCAGGAAGGTTTGTCGGGGTCCATACCAATGTTTTTGCGTGCTTGCTTGAGACCTTCTTCGATCTCAAGTTCTTCTTTATAGTTGTTTTGATGCTTCGGATCTTTACCGATACGCTCAAAACGCTCATTTTCTTTTTGGCGAGCAATAGCAGAAACAATCTTTGCAGACTTGTTCTGTGCATCCTCCTTTGTCTTGCCCTTAGAAGACAGAGAAGTACGTGCGAGGTTACCAGCACGGCGATACATCGCATTCTCTTTCTTCTTATCAATTTCCTTGTAACCCTCTTCGATCTCAACCTCTTCTTTCTTGAGGTTTGCCTTACGGTATTCAAGATCGGCACGAGTGCCACGATCCATCTTACCTTGGGACTTGGGTTTGGTCTTGCCACCCTCATCAGGTTGAGAACCAGGGTTTGCTGCTTTGACTCTACGACCGTGGGTGTATTCAGCACCCGACTGCTTGGAGTCGCCGCTCACCATCTTACCACCAGGGGAACGGTCATCTTTGTACTCAGCAGAGGACTGACCGTGCTTACCCTTGTAACGCTCATCGAGAATGATTTCAGCGATCTCTCTTTGAGTCTTGGATTCGGCAAGACGCTTATCAATATAAGCAATCGCAGCATCAGCATCATAGTTATGCTGAGCATATTCAACAACATACGTTGCGGTTTGCACGTCTGCTGGAGAATATTTCAGCAGTTTAGAAGCGAGTTCGATGTTCATTTCTTTTGCTTGCGATAATACTATTTAGATTTTCTGAAGTCGCTGAACTTGCGAACTTCTTGACCAGGAGTCATTGCCATAACTGCTGCACGATATGCATCAGTTCCAACTTTCCAGGTATTGCCACTGCCATCGTCGGCAGATGTATGCTTTTCTTTAACTTCATTAAGGGAAGTCAACCAGCAGCGGAATCTCCAACCATTCGCATCTTCAAAGATGGCATAGTTAGTTCCACGATAAACAATTTCACCAATCACACCTGTATCCAGATGCTCAACAAGTGAACCCATACCAAAAATTTCTTTAGCAACATATGCTTCACGGAGACCTTTCTGATCCAGTTTAGGAGCAATCTCCCACATCTCAGAAACTTGTTCTTGGTCTGAGATACCCATACCCTTACGAACTTCATTCATAAGACGACGAGCAACACTCACGTTTCCGCCAGGGACACCCTCAGCAAATGATTCAAGATCACCACTTGCAGCAAATGCTCTCATCTTAGATGCCGACATACCCTCAACACCTTCAGCGTCAGGGTCACGTTCACCTGCAGAAACAACATTCAGTTCTTCAAATTCGTATGCCTGACCGTTGTACTTCTCAAGTAGCGATTTGAATTCCGAAACACGATCAGATCCAACAACCAGAGTAACTCCAGTGTACCCTTCATCCTGAAGTGCCACCATCACATTAAAAATGTTGGTGAGACCACTATCGTTCACAATTGCATCCGAATGACTCGGGTACATTTCATTCATAAACTTGATCTTCAGATCAGGTTCAAGAGGATTCTTCTTTGGATCAACAGAACGAGAAGGATAAATGCGATAGTTATCAACACCCTCTCTTGCCACAGCGTCAAGAAGTTTCTCGTGTCCAATAGTAGGAGGATTGAAGCGACCAAATGTCACTGCAATTGTACCCAAACCTTCGCCACTTTCCAGATGCTCATCTTCAGCGGCACCCTGCTCAGCACTTTGTTGTGCTGCTTGCGCTTCTGCCCTATCTACAGCAACCAGTCTCTTTCCGCCTTCAGATTTAGCAACAATGTTGCCACTTCTGTCAGCATAGTAACCGTGTCCTGCGTGTTGCAGACCTCGTTTTGCTGCGGCATCTCCCGCTACAGTTCTTGCTTCAGTGAGAAACGTACTGAATTTCATTATTACTTGACGTGTTTCCTTATATATTTATTAACCCCAATTCTTCTCTACCGTAAAATTGGCACGAGAGAACTCCAAACGATCGACCAATTTCAAAGCAGCGCCAGACTTGATTGCGACAAAACCTTCAGGTGCAGTAACACGGAATCCGTTTTCAGTCTTGATATAGGTACCAATATCTTTAACAGATTCAAGTTTACGGATGATCATCGTCTTTGCATCTGTCAAGTTAATATATGAAGCAACTGTCATATAGATTGCTCTCTCATTTGCCCTAATAAATTTAAGACCATCCTGCTGAATCTTACGATACTTTGCCTGCGTCGTTGCAGTCTTCTTCAGAGCAATCTCTTTATCAAGAGCAGCACGATAATAAGAAGCAAATCCAGCAGCAACTTTCTTTGTGTCTGCGATAGCAATACCCTTACGAATGTAAGAGTTAAAGTACACCTTGAACATAGCAGATAAAAGGAACTTACCGTCACCAGTCTGCTGAAGAATATTCAAGAACTGACTTGCCTGCTTAAGGGATCCCTCTGCACGATTTACTTTCATATCATACTGACGCTTCTGTGCCTGAGTAAATAGGGATGCACCAGTGGCATCAGTGAAGTTGGATGAAAATACAACAACTCCAGGAACATTCTGCATTCGACTAACATCCACACCAAAAGAGGGTGTCATATCGAGAAGATTGGGACCACCACTATAACTGGTGTGGAACACAATACCGAGTTGTGCTTTCTTGACACGCTGTCCCAGTTCTGTCTTCTCTGGAATAGCATAAGTAATAGTGTTGGGTTGAAAAGAAATTACCCGCTCACCACCGATAGTACGAGTTGTCGTATCATTAGTAAACAGAAGATCACCTTGCAAGACTCCTTGAATATTAAGTTTGGGAAGAAGACGCAAGCAAGTCTTTAGTTTTGCTGCAAGATCTCCACTGTAATAATGATCCACATCTGCATCACTCAGGCAAATCTTGGGCATCTTAGCGAAGACACCTTTCGTACCAACAAAAAAGTTCTTAGTCGTTGGGTGCCTGCCACAAATGACAGCAGGAGCACCATCCCACTTGGTAGTTACATTCACATTAGAATGCGGTTCACTGAGCATCTTGCCAAGTTCACGGAGAAACTTAACTGCGTTCACACCTCCACGAGATCCTTGATTCAGGATGTCGTCTTCTAGGTGCTCCAGGTGGGTGTTTTGCTTTGCCATACCAGTATTATACCTCGTATCGGATCACGATGGCGTTCTGGCGGACACCTGTAATTTTGTCCTTACCCCTGCCCTTGAGAGCAAGACGCACACCTGCCTGCTTCATCACCTCTCGAACTGCTTTCTCATCGATTGGTTTAACACCATTCTCAGTCAAGAGATGTGTCGCTGCTCGGTCATCACCGTTGAATAACATTGCACCTGTCATACACTCGTGTGTCAGGTTATACTTAAAACAATCATATGCTTCTGCAGCAAGGGGTGCTTTCTTAGAACCCAACACTTCCTGCAGTTGCTCATTTAATCCACCAGACTTTTTAGCATCGCCCAACAATCTTTTTGCAGATGGTTGGTCAATAGTGCCAGTAGCATTTTCAAACTTACCTGCTATACGTTCCAGGATCAACTGCAAATAACCTAGCGTTTCAACATTTGCACTGGAAGATCCACAATCTCTAGCAGTTTTTTTCAAAACTTTTTGGAATACAGTGAGTGATTTATCGATACCAGCACTGGTAAGTTGATAAGATTTTCCCCACTTCATAGAACATCTGTAGGTGGTGCTACCAGATGTAAACATAATATCGGTTTTTGGTTCTTCACCACCGCCACTCATTTTCCTGAATGATTTGTAGTATGCCTGTCTAGCATTCAAATCATTTGGTGCCATATCCTCAACAATCTTTTCGGCGGTCTTTTTAATGTCGTTGGGAATGGCACCCCATCTTCCTGCAGCATCTTCAAAATCTTTTTCGTTCTGGGCAGTTTTAGCAATGATTTTGCTAGTAGCAACATACATTACTGCGTGCTCAAATTGGAGTCCTTTGTTTGCCACAGGGATAAAAAATACCTTTGAGGTATTTATTCAAGAGGACGGGTAAATGATTTACTTACGATGCTTTTAGCGTCAAGCATCATCTTCATATATTTTACACCTTGCTTGGGTTCTGTGTGATCTCCGCAGGTAAAGATGTCACATACTGCCATACCCAGTTCTGGCCAAGTGTGAATGCTAATGTGACTTTCAGCAAGCATTGCCACACAAGTTACACCCTGAGGATCGAACTTGTGTGAGTTGAGTGCTAACAGAGTTGATTTGCATTTAACTGATGCTTGATAAACAACGTCCCTAACAAAAGTTTCATCATCTAAAAATGATTTATTACATTCTTTGAGAGTAAAGAGGATGTGTTTCAATTCATTTGTCTCCTAGGGTGAAATCTTTTAGGGAGTGTGCATCGAGTTGTGCTCGTTTATTATAGTATTCTGCTTCACGCAGGTTATACTCACGGCATTTTTCCTTATCTTCAGCAGCATCACACATTGCGTTCATTTCTTCTTCAGTGTAGTTTGCTGCCAGAGATGATTCTGGGTGTGCCCAGTCTTCCTGATGGGATTGTGGATCGTGACTTTCAATTCTACCTTGACTTGCAAGTTCACGAATATACTTTTGTTTCCAGTAAAGTGCTTCTGATTTCCAATCCATAGTTAGTCGAAAACAGGGTTTACTTCATAACGATAATGATCTCGGATTCTTTTGAGGCGCTTTGGGTCATTGCCATAGTAACCCATATGCATAGACACACAATCAAAATATCGCAAATCTTCACGATGTGCATCTACAGTATAGTTATCACAGTAATACAGAATCTCCTGAGGAACTTCTGTTTGAACGTGAGTAATCGGATCTTCGATAAAAAATGGAATGGTCATACCCAGTTAGGTTTGCGATGTGGAAGGCGCAGATAGTTGTCTGCTACCCAAGGTTTGGATGCGATGTACATTTTGTAAGCATCGAATGTAGAGATGCTGGTATCAAGTTTGTAATCATCAGGCATCGCACGAACAAATGGAGTTGGTTCTTTCCCACTTCGACCTTGGGGATCTGCAGTGGGAAAGATTTCCTGTGCTGCAAGCAGTGTATTAAAACACGTATGCACTTTACCATATCGAGCAGCATACTCTTGGCAGAGAGAAAATCCGTGTTGGATTAACCACTGCCAGTTTAGCACAAAAGAGGATGCCCAAACCGTGCACGGATGATTGCGGAAGGCACCCTTGTCGGTACTGTATGGTGTACCGTCTGCTTTTGGCAACGTACCGAACCCGTGTCCCCATTTATCAGAAGCAACTATAGCGAGCATCTGACAAGTCTCCAACGGCATTTTGACAATATGCTTGTCGGGAAGAACAATTGCAGACAAATGGGGATTGGGATCAGTAACGAAGATGTTCATCGATCATCAGCGGCACGGTTTTCAGAACGTTCGACACTGAACTCACCATCAGGATAACGAGTAGCAAGTTTGACGGTGTTGCGGTAGATTACCTCTTCCATACGAACACCGAGTGCCATACACGCATTAGCAGCATACCACAGAATGTCGCCAAGTTCAATGATAAGATGCTCTCGATTGTCTTCGGTCCAGGGTTTGCCTTGGAACTTCAGTTTCTTAACGATCTCCATAAACTCACCGCCTTCTGCCACAAGACCAGATGCAGCAGTATCGAGACGCTGGATGTTACAACCCTGCTGCTTCAGTTCTTCATAACGTGCTTGAAGTTTATCATAATCCTTGGATTCTTCACTGGTGCAGAGATCCACGAACTTCAGGTAGTTGTCAAGATCAACCTCAAACTTTTCACCCCGTGCTGCTTGCTCGTCAACCTTAGTTTTAACTTGCTTTGCCTTAGGAGGAACGGGATCAGTACCGAAACCAGTGACGGGATTTACCTGTGCTTTAGTCATACTTTGAAATCAGTGAAGTTTTTGTTTGGTAGTACAGAAAGAATGTCACCCAAGTCAGAAGTAGATTCACCCTGACCAGAGTCAACAATATTTGATTGTTCGTTACAATCATACAGGCGCATCTTCGCTCTGTCAATACCAACGACAAATCTTTTGTTCATCGTTGGGTCGTTGTATCTATTCTTCAACTGCTTGATCATAATCTGATTAAGTTCTTCCATTTCCTCGGTAGAAATCAGAGCAATCATAAGGTCAGCAGTTGCAGGAAGACCAAAAGATTCGGACGTATCCGTCAAATCTACATCGGAATTCCCATAGCCAGACCGAGTAGTCTGTGTAGCAGATACGATAGGAACATTATGCTCCCCAGCAAGACCGCGTAATTCTTCAGCAATTGCTTTCACGAATGTGTACGAGTTTACAATAGCACCCTTGTACCGCGATGAGGAGCAAATGTTAAGATAATCTATATAAATGATGTCAGGGACGAACGACTTCTTGATCGCAAGTTCCTGCAGCAGTGCCTTGAAGTGTCCGACGTGTGCAGAGGCAGTTGGATATTCTTTAATAATCAATCTACCCTGTGTCTTCTTCGCAACCTTTTCAATCTTATTGTCGAACATTACTTTCGGCAATTTCTCAAGTTGCTGCACTGCAACATTCATCAAGTTGGCATCGATACGTTCTGCGATACGTTCCTCTGCCATCTCCATCGTAATGTAAAGAACGTTATATCCTGCAGAAAGATTTGCAGATGCACAGTGACACATAAAGAGACTCTTACCAACACCCGTTCCCGCCAGGGCAATGTTTAGGGTTTTCTTGGAAAGACCTCCTTTGGTAACCTTGTTCAACATCTCTATGTCGAACGGAATCTTTTCTTCTACCCGATGGTAGAAATCATATCGTTGATCTGCATCATCTAAGTAATCGTGTCCAACAGAATTATCAAAACTAACAGACAGAGCATTTGACAGAATGCTTGGAATAGCATCACGTCCCATCTTATCGTGGTTGCCGTCAGCGATGGACATAGATTCTAGGAGAGCGTTATAGATTGCACGATCACGACACCACTTCTCTGTAGTATCGAATAACCATTTAATCTCGTGAGGTTCTTCCTTAAGACCATCAATCTGTACGATGATGTCCTTGTAAGAACTTTCCGTCAAGTCTCTCCTATTCTCAAGTTCGATCTTGAGTGCTTCAGTAGTTGGAAGAGAATCGTATTTAGTCAAATACGAAGAAACTTCCTCAAACAACAACTTATTGTTGTAGTTCTCAAAGTAATCAGCTTTGAGATGAGGAAGCACTTTTCGTGTATAGTCTTGATTGAACACTAGAGAATTGACTACCAGTTCTTCAATCGAGTTAGACATAATGGCAATAAGTTCCTGCGATGTACTTGTCGTTAGAGATAGTGGGCAACCCAGCGTGAGGATAAGTCCACGTCGGTGGGAATATTAAAAGTCTACCACGTTTGGGTTTGATTGTCATCTCATCAAACGCAGTCTCTCCACCTTGTTCAACGTCGTTCAAATACCAGAAGAGACATAAGAATCGACGTGCGGATGCATAATCACCAACATCAACGTGACGATCAAATCGATCATCAGTTCCTGCACGATACTTTTTGATTCGGAACTGCTCAATAGAGGACTTTAATGGGAAAAACTGACGACAGTCAACATCGTCCATATACTTTTGAACATATAGATTTGCTGACTCGATGAATGCATTGTGAATGAGACCCCAATCATTATGGTTATTCTCTTCGAGATATTGAGTCAAATTGAATTGGGTGAATTGGGGTCGCCCATTACGATCCCAATCTTCAACCTCATCCAACTCTTCATACATCTTGATGGTGTTCTTACAAACATCATCGCTCAATGTATAGTCATAAGTCCTAATGTAATCTTCAAGTGCCATAACCAAATTCCTTCTGTGCACACTCATCCAGTGCTTGCATTACTTCGGGGGTGAAATACTTCTGCGGATCAGAGAGAACAGACTTAGGATAAACAGAAGATTCACCAAACTTGATACGATTCCCAGACTTCTCGAAGACTCCGTATTCAAGACCCAATTCCAGTAGTCCGTAATAGCGGTCCAATCCGCGTTCGTCATAGAAAAGACGTGTTGCAACTTGACTGTTCTCCTTAGTGAATCGCGACTTTGCTGCTTTACAGTTGATGATGTTACCTACAATATCAGTGCCATCCTTTTCCTTTTTCTTGCTAAGATAGATGATTGTGCTAGCAGCATACTTAAGACCACTACCACCACCCATCTCTTTGGTTGGCACATATGCACCGACCACATCATATGTATGGTTGGTGACAATCATAGGAACATTACTCCTACCAAGTTCCAAAGTCAAAACTCGGAAGATTGCCTTGACAACCTGTGCTCGTGTCATATCACGAGTCTCTTTACCCTCAGCAGAATCTTGCATCTCCTTAGTAGTGGAGAGCATACCGAGAGAGTCAAGCACAAACATCAGTGGTTTGCGATCTTCCTTTTTTTGCTCGTTGTATTTCTTGAGGATATTAAGTGCCTGAGTTCTGAACTCTTGCACTGTAGTAACAGGAACAATGATCATACGTTTAGAATCAATGTTCCTGCTCTCAATCATTTCACGAGAAATGGCGGACTCAGACTCAAAGTAAATGACACCAGCATCAGGATCAGTATCGAGGAAATGACGAACGACACTAAGAGTAAAAAAAGTTTTTCCAGTGCTGCTTTCTCCTGCAATAGCGGTGATCTTGTTTGAAGGAATACCTCCAAAGATAGAACCACTAACGAGGGCATTGAAAATATAAGACCCAGTGTCAATAAAAGAATTAACGTCTCCTGCAGCAATCCCCTCACTAACAAGACCAGCATATTCATTGCCAATATCTTTGACAACATCATTGAGGAAACTCATACAAAAAACTCCATAAGGGACGCGACTCGTTCTGCCTTCCATCCAATTGTATCTAGGATGACCTGCAGTGGATCAAGAAAACTCTTCTGAAATTGTAGGTCGTAGTCTATCGACTTGTCAAGACCAAATTCTGAAGGAAGAGTTTGGAAGAAAGAAACAACATTCTCACTAATCCTGTTGGGTGTACGAAGGTACAGAAACTTGATCTTTTCCCCCTCCTGAATCAACGGATACTTATGGGTGAGTTTGTTCTTTCTAAGATGAAAATTATATAGAAGTGCACCACGAACGTGAATCGGAGTACCTTTGCTATAAATTGTTACTGGGTTTGAAAATTTAGAAACCCCATTACACCCACGTGGGAATGCAACTTCTTCTGGAGGAAGACTCTCAAACTTACTACGAAACTTAGAGACAAAATCCTGCAAGGAATCTTCGTCTTGGTTCATAATAACTTTGAGAGCATCCTTAATTGCTGTGCGGCAAGCGGCAGGTGTGGACGATTTGACTGCCTCAATACCCATAATCTTGAGTTTGGGTTCAGAGAATCGAACACCTTCGATGTCCCAGGCGTTAAGGATGTAGCGTTTCTTTGCTGTCCATATACCTTTATTGGCAATGGTCTCTCGCTTCATCTGCATCTTCTGGTCATATGCCGACACATACGACGCAAGTTTACTATAACTGGAGTCGATGAATGGTTCCAACTTGTCCTGACAGACCTTATCAAGTATGCCAACAATCGCTGCTTTATCGCCAGACTTAGAAGCAAAAAATTTATCAACAAGAGGTCCAAGATGAATATAGATTGAGTCAGTGTCAGATGCAATGACATAATCCTTTCCTTCTGTAGACAAAAGTTTATTTAGATACCCATTCATTTGGTTCTCAATCCAACGGATAGAGAGTTGTCCAGACAAAGTAATTGCCTCAGCATTGGCAAGGTTGTAATACCTGAAATACTGGTTACCAATGGCACCATAGGCAGAGTTAAGTTGAATCTTACGTGCCATTTGAATGTTGTTATAGGCACTAATGTCGTCCTTAAGAACAACATTACCAGTTTCTTCCAACTTCTGCTTAGCGGCGAGCATCTTTTTCTTGTAGATCTTACGTTCATCGTAGATCTTCTGCATCATTTCAGGCAAGAAACCGTGAATATCCTTACGATATTGAGCACCGTTAGCACACAGACAGTAAGTTCCATCGATTTGAATCTCCTGATTAAGTAGTTTGTCTACATTTACCCCACCCTTTCGTTCATCCACCAGAGTTTCTGGCGAGATGTTGTACTGCATAATGAGGTGAGGGTATAGGGAGTTGAGGTCAAAAGAGACCACCCATTCATACTGCCCAGGAACAGGTTCCTTAACGTATGCCCCAGCATACTTATCAGATTTGCTTGACTCTTGTTTTGGTGGGACACAGATCTTGCGTTCTTTGAGGTAATTATAGATGAGGGTATCCCACATCCGCACCTGTGAATAGACATCTTCAAAATTGACCTTGGCATCATATGCCATAGTCACTGCCAGTTCTAGCAGTTTCATCTTGCGCTCAAGACGATCTACCAGTTCAACGTCGTGTACGTTGTACTCAACAAACTTCTGCCAGTCAGACGTATAGAAATCTTTGAAGTTTTCAAATTCACTGTGATCTAACTTGCGTTGATCAAGTTCAACGAAAGCAATATGATCCAGTCGATAGGACTCCTGGTTGCTGTAAGTGAACTTCTGGTACAGGTCAAGATAGTCAAGGATGCTGACACCCAAGATGTCGTAGGACAAATTACGACGACCTTTGATGTACACCTCACGCATATTCACCTTGTTCCAAGGCGACAGACTCTTCATCCACTTGTCACCCAACACACGCTCAATGCGGCGGCAGATGTACGGGATGTCGTACAGGTTACAGTTCCAACCAGTCACAATGTCAGGAGTGTTTTCCGTCCACCACTTATGGAAATCTGACAGCATCTCCTGTTCTGTCCAGAAGACGCGATACTCAGTATCAAGAGTTGCCTCACGAGTCCCCCAAGTAATGTATTTACCAGTA